GGAAATTAAATGAATTAGAAGAAGATGAGCATAAATAAATTTATAATTGTAAGACCCTTTTTAGGAAGTGGTAAAGAAAGAAAAAGAAAATTTTTTGGATTATCTAATTTAGGTAATCCGGTAATAAAAGAAGATGGGAGATTTGTTCAAACTCCCATTGATGGAACAAATTATGATCCTAAAGTACATGGGGATTATAAATGGGAAGAACCACAAGAAGAGTGGGAAGCAAATTCATTATATTGTAGTTAATTAAATAAATAAAGGTTATGAGTAAATTAGATAAAGATTACGTAGTACAAGAAGTATTAGATTGTATCGCCATAAAACAATTAAATAACGAGGAAATACCCGATTTACCCTCAGATAAGATTTGGGTTATAGCCGATTCTATTCTCTTTGAATGGAATGAGTTAGGGGATCCGGAAGCGGACTTTAGTGACATGGTTGAATGGAATTTAGATCAATACATTGAATACAATGCGTAAACAAGAAAAAATGTCATGGGGAGAATGGGCACTATTACTTATACTAGCCTCCCTTATAGCAATATCGTGCACACCTCTAGAAATAGAAGAAGATATATACCCCGAACTTCAACGTGCCGAACGTGGGGCCGCCTTTTTAACATTAGATGGTATCCAGCTTGGCTACAATCAAACTGTTTCATTGGATACACTAGAATCATTCACTTATACACAAATCTATGCAGAATCAACTGACATGGCCGAAAATCAGAAATATAATGGCGAAGCTAATATACGGGCTTATTTTAGTACCGACAAGCATTGGCATTATTCTAACGGGGTTCTCCATGATTATCCTGTCTATTTTGTTTATCCTACTTCTGTACGTCTTATCCCACCTTCAACACGGGTTGGGTATCAACATGAGTATAAACCAACTACGCTTCCTCTCTGGACTAAACAAATGGTGGGACCAATTCCCAAGCAGTCGATAATAGACCGCGATACTGTCAAGGTCTATGTTGACATCTCGTTTGATGGCCGTTATCACGTTAGAGATAGCATTTTAGTTGCACTAAAACCAAGATAATATATATGTATAAATGGATATAACAATTGTCAATAACATTTTAAAAAAAAGAGTCTGTGAGTGCTGAGTCAACAATAATAGATAGTTTTGAGCTGTACAGTAAGCAAGAACATTATGGGTATGAATGTATGCCTTATTATGATTCTGCTAATTTTACACCAAAGAACTTAAAAGTTTAAAAAATATAAAAATAGTTATGAATATTGAAAAAGAATTAGAGGATATGATTGACCAATTTTCACCTCTGTTACATAAAGGTCTTCAAACTCAAAAAGGTTTGTTAGATATAGCTTTGACTGCTTATGATCCACTTTTTTTAAAAGGAGCAGATGGTAATTTTGTATATACACATTTACCTAAAAATGATCTTAAAGAAATTATTCAAACTCTTAAGGAAGAAATAATTCCTATGTATGAGGAAAATAATTATAAAGAGGGAATTAAAAAAGCCGAGAAAATTTTAAAACAATTCCAAAAAGGGTTGGATTAGCCAAATTTTTTTATTACCTTACGATCCCCAACATGCACAAAAGAAAATTAAATTAGATATTTATCAAACGGGGTTTAAAAAAACTAAATAAATGATAAAAACTAGAAAAGGGAATGGGTAAAAAAATTATTATTTATACACTACCACACTGCCATAATTGTCAAGATTTAAAAGGAACATTGAATTTTATGAGAATTCCTCATGAAAACATTGACGCCCAGGCAAATCCCGCAATTGCAGATAGAATTGAAAAGAAGTTAGAAACATCTTCTTATCCAATTGTTGAATTCCCCTCAGACAATATTTTTAATAGTCCTGTCTTTCTTTCACCATCTACTAAAGGAAACGTGTCTACCTCACCTAACCATCGTATATTCGATACAATAGACGAAGCAGCGAAGCTTTGCGAAATTTATTATAAATCATGAGATATAAAGATCTAATTTTACAAAAAATAGAAAAACAAATTAATACTATGAATCTTATTAAACATTTCTCTCAGAGAGGTGAGCATATTCAAGTTAATGAAACAATTGATAATGCTAAAGAAGATTTAGAAAGTATTCAAACATTAATAAATAACGAACACCAATCTTAAATATGGTTTTAACAGCGGAGCAAATAAACACTAAATTCAATAATTTATTAGGAGGTATAGACAAATACATTACGGGTGATCGAAAAGGTCAATTCATAGATTTCTATACTAAATTAGATGATAGAATAGCTCTTCTTCCAGCATCTCATAAGAAAGCGTATCACAATTGTTTTCCCGGAGGTTATGTTGATCACGTTGTACGTGTAATTACTGCTGCATTCAAGCTTCACCTACTGTGGCAGGAAATGGGAACTAAAGATACCTACACGGAAGAAGAATTATTTGTCTCCGCTTTAAACCATGATTTAGGTAAAATTGGAACTGTTGATGAAACTTCTGTTCATCCATCTACCGATGAATGGAGGAAGAAAAATCTAGGAGAAATGTATACATTCAATACAAAAATTGAATACATGACAGTTCCAGATCGTTCGTTATTTCTATTACAACAAGCAGGAATTCAACTTACAACTAATGAGTGGATTACTATTAAAACACACGATGGTTTATATGATGAAGCTAATAAGGCTTATTTAAAGTCTTTTATGCCCGAAACTAAACCTCGTACTTCTTTACCTTTTATCATTCACCAGGCTGACCTTATGGCATCTAGGATAGAATTTGAAAATGAATGGCTAGATACTTTTTCGGGTCCAGCAAAAAAGGTAGAAAAAACTACAAAACAAGACCGAGTTAATGCTAACTTAGGTAAAATAGGTTCTAAAGATAACAATTTAATGGATTTAGTTAAAAACTTATAAACTATGACTGTTTCAACTACCGCACTTATTATCCTTATTAATGTTAGTGTTTTTTTCTTACTTAGTTTATTTTATGTAATTTGGAATTTATTACGTAAAAATGAAAAATTAGAAGACATGAATGTGGCCCAAGATACTTACATTCAACAAATTTCTGTTATAATGACAGAATCTAATAAGAAAATAAAAGAAATAGATTCAAAACAAATATTTCAATCAGATGATGAAATAGGTTGGTTTTTTCAGGGGATTAAGGAAATTCAAGAATACATTAACGAATATAACCTTAATAAATAATAAATGATTCCTCCAATTGACGAATCTCTTAATGCTAAGATTCTAGCTGTACCTAAAAAAGATGAAGGGCCTCAATATACTAAAAAGGGAACTTTAAGGCTCCGTAGGCCTAAAACAAAAAATCAATATTTTACTGCAGATACAGAAGAAGCAATTATAGAGTATTTAAATACTACAAACCAAGATAAACGTAACCAAATATATAATGATCGTATATGGTATGGTTTTCATAAATTAACAGAGAACATTATACATACGTTTAAGTTTTATTATACCGAAGTAGACACTATAGCCGAGTTACAACATGAAGTTACTGCTTTTCTTTTAGAAAAGCTTCATTTATATAAACAAGAAAAAGGTAAAGCCTTTTCTTATTTTGGTACTATAGCAAAACGTTATTTAATTCTTTATAATAATACTAATTATAAAAAACTTAAGCAAAAAGCACCAATTGAAGATATTGATGAAGATCAAACTTTAAATATTAGTTTAATGAATGGGCATGATGCTCCAATGTCAAAAGAAGGCCCATCAGAATTTGTTGATTTTTTAATTCAATACATGGATATACATTTATTTACTTTATTTCCTAAGATAGAAGATGCTAAAACTGCGGATGCTATTATAGAATTGTTTAGAAAAAGAGAAAATTTAGATATTTTTAATAAAAAAGGAATATACATATATATTAGAGAAATAACAGATCAAAGTACTCCACAAATTACTAAAGTAATTAAAAAGATGAAAAAAACATACAGAAAACTATTATCTCAATATGTTGAGCACGGTTATGTAAGTATGGCACTGTAAATCTTTTCTGTATCTATATTTATATCCAAAGTATAACTTATGGATTTTTCACAAATTAAACTTTTTGGTAACAAAAAATTCTCTGATCTTTTAAAAGAAATTCATGTTAATCAAAAGGATAAAGAAGCCCAACTACGTTCGTTAATAGAAGGTTTAAAACCTCTAATTACTTCACCAGGAGAAGCTACTATGATTGTACCTTTAATCAAGGAATACATGGAGTTAGCGATTAAAAACGACGATCACTTAATAAAAATGGCTAGTGTTGTGCAACGTGCTTTAAATAGCAAAAATACCGATGGTGATGAACTTTTAACTGATGCTGATAAAGAAATGTTATTTTCAACTTTACAAGAATTAGATAATAAAGTAGAAGACATTGAAGTAAAATCAGAACAAGTTCTAATTGAAAAAGTAGCTAATGGCTAAAAATTATCCTACATTAGGGAATTCTCCACTTGGGGGTAATGATTCAAATTTACAAACACCCGAAAGGGTAAATGCTCCTTTTGCAGCAAGAGTTGTAAAAATAAGTCTAGAAAGTTCTGATCAACCTGATTCTTTATATCAAATAACTAATAAATTATGGGGTATAGGAGCTATTGAGTTTGAATCTCTTACTAAAGCAACTAATACAAATAATGAAAAAAACATTCAAGCAGGTGAAGCTTTCCCAATGGATGTTAATTTTAGAAAAGTCCCTACATTAGGAGAAGTTGTATTTATTGTAAAAGGTCCTTCATTTGAACAATCTACTAAAAACAAATCTGAAGCTTATACATTTTATTATTTTAATCCAATATCAGTGTGGAATCAAACTCATTTAAATATGTTGCCTTCTAATGCTGCATATAATGAATTTACTGATACTGTAGATGATGAAAATGTTTCAAAAGGTATACCAAATAATCCTGATTCTCAAATAGAAGAACCTAAACCAGGTAATACTTTTGGAGAAATAACTTCTATTAGAAATTTGTATCCTGTAGAGGGAGATGTAATCTTAGAAGGAAGATGGGGTAATTCTTTACGTTTTAGTTCTACAGCTGTACACACTTCCGAAAGTAAAAATTCTCAAAGTCCTTGGAGCACATCAGGTGAAAATGGTTCACCTATTACTATATTAAGAAATGGTCAAGGGAGTACTTCTGAATATGATAATTGGTTTCCAATATATGAAGATATAAATAAAGATGCTTCTTCTATTTATTTAACAGATGGGCAACCTATTCCTATAAATATAACAGCATATCCATTTGATTCTTTTAAAACTGATGCTAAACCTCCAATAGATACAACAGCGAACATTCAGGAAACAGATATAGTTGATCCTAATAAATCAAATGTCTCTCAAGATTCTACAGATATTAATTATGATTTAGTAAATACAAACGGACCTTTAACAGAAGAAACAACTACAGATAATGGCTAAAAACCCAAACCCTCCATATACTCCTTCTTTTAATTATACGGGAAAACAAATATTAATTAATTCTGATAGAATTACTCTTAATTCTAAAGAAGATACAACTTTTATACTTGGTAAAAAAGCTATTTCTTTATCATCACAAGGTACCATAAATATAGATAGTAAAGGAATGACTATAATAAATTCACCTAATATTATGCTTGGGTTAAGAGCAGAACATCCCTTAGTTTATGGTGATGAATTAGTTAAAATGTTAAAACAATATTTTCTTTTATTAACTGAGGAAGTTATTCCAAACTTAGCTAAAGCAGAAGTAGAAGGTTCCGAAATAGCATCAGTAAAATTAGCATCAGAAGGTTTCAATACTGCCGTCCAATATGCCAACGACAATTTAGAAAAATTATTATCTAAAACTAACTTTACACAATAATGGAAAATAAAATAGTTGGTTTAGTTCTTAAAGCAAAAAACACCCTTGTTAAATTTTTATCTAAAACGGTCCCACCGTTAAATACGTTAATATATGGACCTTCTACCTCTAATATTACTAAAGAACTTAAGGACATAGCAATAATAGAAAAAAAAAGAAGAGAAGATTTAAAAAAAAATCCTGATC